ATTTCGCGCTTTTACGGCCCGTATGTCTGGACTGGGGACTTGTCGTCCACTTGCGACTTGCCCAGAATCTGCTCCAAGATCCATGTGTGCGGCTTCGCTGCCGCCGGTCAGGAACAGACGCCCCGTGTGAAGCTTCAGCAACGCATGATTGGGCTGTACCTCTCTGATAGGAACACCCCGTTGATTGGCGCATATGCCACGATGGTGATTAAGGTGTTTGGGAGGCCTGATGCGATCCAAAAAGACCTGGCGTCCTTTTACGCAGGCGTCGAAGATAGCGAGCAGTTTCCAAACCTCAATGCCACTGGGTGGATGGAGGACTTCTGGACTCAGCGCTGTCCCGATTTGATGCTGGACTTGGTGCAACCTCACCTTGACCATTGCGTCTTCGACCCGCAAATGCTCTTTAAAGCCCCGCTGTTCTTCCGCCCTGTGCCTGTCACAGCTCCTGGGGGAATGGTGACTGACGTTCTGTCTGCCGAGGTTGGCCTACCGTTTCCAGCGGTCGCTAAGGTGGTATTGACGCCGGAAGAGAGGGAGGATTTGCGTGAGGCTGTGGACATCGCAGCAAAGTCAGGCTCGTTGAAGGTCGAGCCTGCCATGGTGCCGGTAGGGGACTGCCGTGACTGTGCCAAACGTTTCTTAGCCCCGTTGCTTAGCACGCCGCAGCGTGCGAAGCTGGAGCAAGGCCTCCCCTTTCGCTGCCGCGATTGTGCTGGTAAGGCAAAGCTCGTTCATGAGGCGAAGTTTGGAAAGGATAAGGGCAAGTCGGAGGCGACTGGCCCTACCAAGCCGACGTGACCCCGTTCGGGGAGGCTTTGTGCGTCGAGCCTAAATCGATGCACTGGGGCACAGTACCTAATGTGTCCCGCTGTTCCGGTCGCACCGGGGTTCCGAAAATCATTTCACCGCTCATTAGAATCGATGAGCAACACGAATAATGCCCCTCCACGTTCTCGCGCTAGTCGCAAGCGTGATCGTGCTCCTGGCAACGCTCCTGCGCCAGGCACTCAACCACAGACGAAACGTCAAAAGCCAAGCCGCCAGAACCGTAAGCGAGCCGCCAAGCGTGGACGCGATGCCGCCGAGCGCGGACGGCAGCCCATGCCGGGTGGTGCGGGTTACCTTGACGCCGACACGAGGCTCCAACACACCGTCCCGGAGCTGGACGATGTCCTGGAGAAAGACGAGTTCGTCGCAGACGTCCTCGGCTCCGGCGGTGTCGGTAACACGGTTGTGACCAAGTACTCTGTCAACCCAGGCCAAGCTGCCCTCTTCCAACTCGGTGCATCAGAGGCCGCGAAGTGGACGAGCTGGAAGTGCGTGTATTGCGAGCCCTACCTCATGCATGAGGTGTCGCAGACCGCCACAGACGGCCAAACTGGGAAGGTCATCCTCGCCATGGACTACAATGCGGCGAATGACACTCCAACCACCAAGCAACAACTTGAGGCGCTCCATTCCGCCAGTGCCATGCCTTACCAGGACATCGGGCTGAACCTCATCCCCAAGCTGATGAACAAGGCGGACCCCAAGTATATTCGGACAGGCGTTAAGCCC